GCTTTATTTATCCCAATGGAGTGGAATTTTGAAGGATATATTGATATATATGGTCAACCAGTTTTTAGAACGCCTGAGAAGCCAATTAGAGACATTCAGGGAGGTTTTATTTACACAGGGGTTATAGATTACTGGGAGAACGAAGTTAGTGCCTTAAAAAACAATTCTGACGCTTTAAACGAATTCTACAGACAATTTCCAAGAACAGAGAGTCATGCGTTTAGAGATGAAGCTAAAAACTCTTTGTATGATTTAGCTAAGATATACGAACAGATAGATTACAATGATGGATTAGAGATAAATAGAATTGTAAATACTGGTAAGTTTGCTTGGAAGAATGGTATTAAGGATAGCGAGGTTATTTGGATTCCTAGTAAAGATGGTAATTTCAAAGTTACTTGGTTTCCTAACAAAGATATGACCAATAAAATAGAGATCAAGAATGGTAAAAAATATCCAGCGAATGTACACGTAGGTGCTTTTGGATGTGATACTTACGATATATCTGGAGTAGTAGGTGGTGGTGGATCTAAAGGATCATTACATGGTTTAACTAAATTCAATATGGATGATGCTCCTAGCAACTTCTTCTTTTTAGAATACATTGCTAGACCTAGAACATCAGAAGAGTTTTACGAAGACTGTTTGATGGCTTGTGTTTTCTATGGTATGCCAATACTAATTGAGAATAACAAGGTTGGTCAATTAAGATATTTTTACAATAGAGGATATACTGGATTCTGTTTAAGAAGACCAGATAAGCATAAAAATGATTTAAGTTCTTCTGAAAAAGAACTAGGAGGTATACCTTCATCAACTCAGGTAATTGAATTGCACGCAAATGCATTAGAAGCTTATATAGATCAGTACGTCGGTATTGATTATAGTGGTCAATTTAGAGAGGCAGGAAAGATGGGTAATATGTTCTTTAATAGAACGTTATTAGATTGGGCAAACTACGATATAAGTAATAGAACTAAGTTTGATGCAACTATTAGTAGCGGTTTTGCTATAATGGCTAATCAAACGTATGTATCTAAGCCCATTAGAAATAATAAAGAAATAATGTTTAATTTTGCAAGATATTCCAATAAAGGATTACAAAGCGAATTATTAAGATAATATGACTCAAGATTTCTCATTACCTAATGTATATTTTCCAGATCAATTAGCTGACGACGCTACCAAACTAAGTAAAGAGTATGGAAGAAGTGTGGGTCACGCTATTCAATCGGAATGGTTTAGAAAGACATCTCAAAATGGATCTAGGTTTTACACCAATAGAGATCACTTTCATAAGTTAAGATTATACGCAAGAGGAGAACAGTCTGTTCAAAAATACAAAAAGGAGATGAGTGTCAATGGTGATATATCATATCTTAATGTAGATTGGACGCCAGTTCCTATTATACCTAAATTTGTTGACATTGTTGTAAACGGAATGTCTAGTAGACAATACGAAGTAAAAGCTGAGGCTATAGACAGTATGTCTTCTGCAAAAAAAGGAGCGTATAAATATGAGCTTGAAAAAGCTATGGTTGGTAAAAACATATTGAAAGATGCTAAAGATTTACTTGGTATCGATATGTATCCAATACCAGAAGAAGATATGCCTGGAAGCAAGCAGGAGCTTGATCTTCATATGGAGTTTTATAAAGACGAGATTGAAGTCGTTGAAGAAAAAGCTATCGATAATGTATTTAAACTAAATAACTACGATTTAACAAAGAGAAGGATAGATGAAGACGCAACAGTTCTTGGACTGTCTGCTGCTAAACACTCTTTTGATACACATAATGGAATCAACATAGAATACTGTGACCCAGCTAATATGGTTTGGTCTCCAACAGAAGATCCTACATTCCAAGATTGTTATTATTTTGGAGAAGTTAAGAATGTAAATATTACAGAGCTTAAAAAATTAAATCCTAATCTTAGTCAAGAAGAGATTAAAGAGATAGCTAAGTTAGCTTCTAAATGGGATTCTTATCAAAATATACAAGGTGGTAATGTTGCTGAAGGTAACTTAAACAACAATAGCGCTACATTATTATTCTTTGCTTTTAAAACAGATATGAATATTGTTTACAAAAAGAAAAAGAATGGTAATGGTGGAGAGAAAGTTATTAAAAGAGATGACTCTTTCCAAGGACCTAAAACAGGAGATGCTCAATTTGAGAAACTATCTAAAAGAATAGATGTTTGGTTTGAAGGAGTATTGGTTTTAGGAACTAATCACATACTTAAGTGGGACGTAATGAAGAATATGGTTAGACCTAAGTCTTCTATATCTAAAGTTTACCCTCCTTATGTATTATCCGCACCAAGAATGTACAGAGGATCTATTGATTCATTAGTAAAGAGAATGATTCCTTTTGCTGATCAGATTCAATTGACTCACTTAAAGTTACAACAAGTAATATCTAGTTTAAAACCAGACGGTGTATACTTAGATATAGATGGATTAAACTCCATTAATCTAGGTAACGGAATGACATACACCCCAGAAGAAGCTTTGAATTTATACTTCCAAACAGGTAGTGTGATTGGTAGAAGTATGACTGAGGATGGAGAATTCAATAATGGTAAAATACCAGTTCAAGAATTAACTGCTTCAGGAGCAAACGCAAAAATACAATCTCTTATAGGGATGTACAATCAATACTTAGGTATGATTAGAGCGGTAACTGGATTAAATGAAGCTAGAGATGGTAGTATGCCAGACGAAAATAGTTTAGTTGGTACACAGAAACTAGCTGCTTTAAATTCAAATACAGCTACAAGACACATACTTCAAAGTGGTATTTTTACTACTAGAAGATTAGCTGAATGTATTTGCTATAGAATGTCTGATGTATTAGAGTATTCTGATATGAAAGAAGACTTCGCTAATATGATTGGTGGAAGCTCTATGGATACTATAGAGAAGATAAAAGATCTACACTTATATAACTTTGGTATTTACATTGATTTAATGCCAGACGAAGAAGAGACTCAAATGCTTAATCAAAACATACAAGCTGCTTTGTCTGCTGGTAAGATTGATATTGATGACGCTATTGATATTAGAAATGTTAAGAATGTTAAGATTGCTTCTCAGTTGTTGAAAGTTAGAAAGAAAAAGAAAGAGGAGAAAGACTTAGAGACTCAAAAACAAAACTACGAGGCTCAAGCTCAATCTCAAGCTCAATTAGCTCAAGCTACTTCTCAATCTAAAATGCAATTGATACAAGCTACTTCTCAGTCAGATGTTCAGTTAGAGCAATTGAAACATCAAAACGAGATGGAGAAAATGCAAATTGAATTCCAAATGAAGGCTGAATTGATAAAGCTTCAAGAAGGAATGAAAGGAGAGATTAAACAAAACGAAATGGCTACTCTTGAAAGAAAAGAACAAGAGCGTGAAGATAGAAAGGATAAAAGAACTAAGTTACAAGCTACTCAACAATCTAAAATGATTAAACAGAGAGCTAAAGACGAGGACGCTATAGACTTTGAAGAAGAAGACGATTTGATGGATATTGACAGCTTATTTAGCGGTATTTAAAATATTCATAACTTTGCAAAAAATTTAATTTAATATTTAATATAATGGAAGGATTTACTTTTAAAGTCTTAGATGACGATGGAGAAGTACAAAATCAAGTAGAGGAAACTCAAGTTGAAGATACAGTTGTTGACGACGAACAAGTTGATGATGATTCTCAAGTAGAAGAAACTGTTGAAGATGATTCTCAAGTAGAAGATGCAGAAGTAGAGGAAACTCAAGAGGTTGATATTGATGACGCTAGAGTTTTAAGTTACTTAAAAGAAAGATACCAAAAAGAGTATAACTCTTTGGATGAAGTTCTTACACAAAAAGAAAAGGCTGAGTTACCAGAAGACATTAAGAAATTGATGGAGTTTGGAGTTGATAATTATCTTAAGATAAATAGAGACTGGAACTCAGAGAATGATGCTACTATTCTTAAAGAATATTACAAGCAAACAAAACCTCATCTTGATGATGATGATATCGCATATTTATTAGAAGAAGAATATTCTTATGATGAAGATATTGATGACGATAGAGATATCAAAAAGAAAAAGGTTGCATTAAAAGAAGAATTGTTTAGAGCTAAAGGCTATTTGAATGATTTAAAGGAACAATATAAGGTCGAGCTAGGGTCTAGTCAAACTGAAGTTTCTGAAGATTACAAGAAGGCTTTTAACTTCTATCAAGAATACACTGAGAATTCAAAGAAGGAAATTGAAATTGCTCAAAAGAAAGCTGAGGTATTTTTAGATAAAACCAATAGATTGTTTAATAGTGAGTTCAAAGGTTTTGAATTTAATCTAGGAGATAAGAAACAGGTTTTTAAACCTAGCGATGTGCTAGAAACTAAAACTACTCAATCTGATATTAGTAAAGTTATTGCAAATCACCTAGACGAGAATGGGTATTTGAAAGACGAACACCAATATCACAAGGCTTTAGCAATGTTTAGAGACCCAGATGGTTTCGCTAAGTTCTTTTACGAACAAGGTAAATCAGATGCTACTAACAATGTTATCAAGGACGCTAAGAATATAGAGATGTCCGTTAGAGATAAGAAAGATGTAACTCCTAAGGGAGATGGTCCTAAAATGAGAGTAGTTTCCAACGATGATTTTGAAGGTGGTATGAAAATTAGGAAAAGAAAATAATAATTAAACACAAACACAAACATGGCTCAAGCTGTAAATTTTTCAACTAACGCTATTTCTGGTGCTGCTAACTTAACTCCAGCTCCAGTTAAAGCTACATTATCTACTAACTACGTAGGTACATTTGACTTTTTGTCACATGAATTACCAGACCTTTACGAAAAAGAATTCGAGAGATTTGGTAACCGTTCTATCGCATCTTTCTTACGTTTAGTAGGTGCTGAAATGCCTTCTACATCTGATTTGATCAAATGGACAGAGCAAGGTCGTTTACACGTATTCGGAACTGCAACTAAAGCTAGTGCTAGCACTATTACTTTTACTGCTGCTCACTCAGTACGTTTAAACCAAACTATAGTAATCAATGACGGTGCTATCACAGTGAAAGCTTTGGTAACTGGTATTGATGTTGATGGTGTTACTATCACAGTTGCTCCTTATAGCGCTGCTGATTTATCTGCTGTTGGATCAGGAGAAGGTGCATTGAAAGTATTCGTTTACGGTTCTGAGTTCAAAAAAGGAACTAACGGAATGTCTGGTTCTTTGGAAGCTCAATCTGACATCTTAGAAACTAACCCAATTATCATCAAAGATAAATACGAGGTTAATGGTTCTGATATGGCTCAAGTTGGATGGATCGAAGTTACAACTGAAAATGGTGCTTCAGGATACTTATGGTATTTGAAATCTGAGCACGAAACTCGTTTACGTTTTGAAGATTACCTAGAGATGTCTATGGTAGAAGGTGAGCCTGCTGCTGCTGGTTCAGCTGTTGCTGCTGCTGGATACAAAGGTACTAAAGGTCTTTTCTACGAAATCGCTAACAGAGGTAACGTTGGAACAGGTGCTATCACTGATAGAACTGACTTAGAAAACATTATCAAAGTGTTGGATAAAGAAGGTGCTATTCAAGAGAATGTATTGTTCGTAAACAGAAAAACATCTTTCGAGATTGACACTGTATTAGCTGCTCAAAACAACTTCGGTTCAAGTGGAGCTTCTTACGGATTGTTCGACAACGAGCAAGACATGGCATTGAATCTTGGTTTTAAAGGATTTAACTTAGGTTATGATTTCTACAAAACTGACTGGAAATACTTAAACGATGCTACAACTAGAGGTTCTATCTCTGACATCGATGGTGTATTGGTTCCTGCTGGAACATTGACAGTTTACGACCAAGTTCTTGGTAAAAACGCTAAACGTCCGTTCTTACACACACGTTACAGAAAATCTGAAACAGAAGATAGAAAATACAAATCATGGATCGTAGGATCTGCTGGTGGTGCTTCTAACTCTGAATTAGATGCGATGCAAGTTAACTTCTTATCTGAAAGAGCTTTGGTTGTTTTAGGTGCTAACAACTTCATGTTGTTGAAATAGTAGTTAATAAGTTTCTTATTAATATCATTAAAGGTAGACTTAGGTCTGCCTTTTTTGTTATATATTTGCCTATCACATTTTTTGCTTTTTCTCTCATTTTTTTAACCGCTAATTTCTTTTAAAGTTTTTAGCGGTTTTTTTGTGTATTAAAAATAAAGTTGTATATTTGCAAAGTCATTTCCCTAGGGAAAAGGACCTGGTTCGTGAAAACGTACGCCACAGCACCGTAGCCTGTGGCTTTTTTATTTCGCGTAGTGACAAAATTGGTTACGTGCCCGCCTTGGAAGCGGGAGACTGTAGGTTCGAGTCCTGCCTATGCGACAAAATACAATATGATGTAATGGTAACATAACAGACTTTGACTCTGTCTATCCAAGTTCGACCCTTGGTATTGTAACAAATGGTGATATTAGACTAACGGTTAAGTCGTCAGATTGTGTCTCTGAAAATGCGAGTTCGATTCTCGTGTATCACCCAAATTTCAATATAGTTCAATTGGATAGAACAATAGGCTACGAACCTATAGATAGGAGTTCAAGTCTTCTTATTGAAACAAAAGCCAGAGTGACGTAAAAACGAATTGGAAGAGTGCCTAGTCTTAGAAACTAGAGTTTTATGGGTTCGAGTCCCATCTTTGGTACTTAAATATCTTGTTAAATTAATTTTGTAATTTTGCATCTTTAATTTTAATATAATTTAATCATGGCAAGACCAAGTGCAAAGAAGGAATTACCTTCTGAAAAAGAATTTGAATTTAAAGATAGAATCTATCTTTTAAAAGGAAGTGCAACACCTATTACTCATATGTTGCGTTCTAAACACTCTCAAAGTAAACCATTACTTTATTTCGATCAAGATACAAGAAGTAATAAAGCTTTACGATGGAGTGACAACCAATCTTCACCTTTTATTGACGAGCAAGATGGATACGCTGTGTCTACTCCTATTATTTTTGAAAATGGTGTTTTAAGAGTAAAGAAAGAACAAGTTGAATTACAAAAGTTCTTATCTATTTATCACCCAGACAACGGATCTGTTTATCACGAGTTTGATGCAGAAGAAAAAGCTGCTGAAGAGTATGATGAATTGACTAGTAAGTTAGAGGCTCAGATTGCTGCTAAAGAAATGCCAATTGAAGAACTAGAAGCTATTGCTAGAGTACTTTTAAAAGGTAAGGTAGATAAGATGACTTCTTCTGAATTAAGAAGAGATATGTTAATTTACGCTGGTAGAAATCCTAAAGAATTTACATCTTTAATGAATGATGATTCTGTTAAGTTTAGAAACATTGCTATTAGAGCTGTACAATTAGATATCATCAGAATTAGTACTGATGGACGTACTGTTAATTGGGGAGGAAAAGATGGTGGTAGAATTATTACGATTCCATTTGGTGAGAATGCATATTCTGCATTAGCATCATTCTTCTTGACAGACGAAGGAATGGATGTATTGTCTGATATTTCAAACAAATTGTAGACTTTTGTCCATAATAACGATCAATTGCACTCTCGAAAGGGGGTGCTTTTTTTTTATTAACTTTGCACAAAATAGATATTATGATGATTAATGATGTAAGAAACATGGTTGACTTTATACTTAATAAAGAAAGCCGTGGATACATAACACCTTTGCAGTTTAATACTTTTGCTAAACAAGCACAACAAGAAGTTGTTGATGATTATTTCTATGATTATAATAAGAGTCTTGTTTCTAAAAGCCAAAGGACAGCGTATAAAGAAATTGTAAAGAAAGCTAAAGAAGGAATGGATACTTTTGCAGTACCTCCAACATCTTTATCTTTTGACACACCTAGTGGTTTATTCTTACCTCCAGCGGACTTATATACTAGTATAAGTTTAATATACAATGGCAAAGAAGTTGAGGAGATTCCAAGGGATAAGTTAAGTTTCTTTTTAACTAATGAATTAGTTGGACCTAGTGTTTTTTACCCATCATATATAAAATATAATGATAAGTATAAAGTTTACCCAGAAACTATAAACACTGGTATTAAATTGATATACTATAGAAATCCTAAGGATCCAAACTGGACATATGAAATGATTGGTGGTAATGCTATATTCAATCAATCTAAATCTGGTTTTCAAGACTTTGAAGTTGGATTTGAAGATAAGTTTAAATTAATAACTAAGATACTTAAGTATTCTGGTTTAAATATAAGGGAAGCTGATGTTGTTGGTGCTGCTATTGCATTTGAAAACAGAGACGACGCAAAATAAAAGTTAAATAAGATATGGCTCAAATTACAGATTTTGAATACTATGAGAATAGTGGTGCTAACCCTAAAGACGAAAATTGGGGGGATTACCAATATGTAGCATTGAAAGATGTTATCAATAACTTTTACATGATGTACGTTGGTGATGATAAAATCATAAACGATTGCAAAAGATACGAGGTTGTTTTTCACGCAAAAAGAGGACTACAAGAACTTAATTACGATGTTGCTAAAGAAGTTAAAGCATTAGAACTTGATCTTCCAGACAACTTACAACTACCAGTTCCTAAAGACTATATTAACTACGTTAGAATAAGTTGGGTTGATGAAGATGGTAAGTTTAGACCTATTATTCAAAACAACCAATCGGGTATTGTAAAAGCATACTTACAAGATAACAACTACAACGTATTGTTTGATAACAATGGTCAAGCATTAGAAGGAACATCTACTACAGAAATAAATAGTAGAAATCCAAAATCAAACAATTTGAATGATAGCGGTACGGAATACTTATACGGAAGTAGATTTGGTATTGATGGTAAGACTGCTAATCAAAATGGAACGTTTATAATCAATAAGAACTTAGGTGTTATGAGATTTAGTTCTGACTTAATAGGAAAGACTATTGTTGTAGAGTATATATCTGATGGACTATCTGATTTATCAGAGGACGAAATAAGAGTAAACAAACTAGCTGAGAAGTTCTTATATCAATTTATAAAGTATGAAATACTTACTAATAAATTTGGAGTACAAGAATACATAGTTCAAAGAGCTAGAAACGAATACAGAGCAATTAGAAACAATACCAAGATTAGAATGTCAAATATTCGTTACGATGAAATTTTACAATCTATGAGAGGAGCAAGTAATTGGACAAAATAATATGGAGTTAAAAAAGACTTTTGTAGGTGGGTTAATGAACAAAGATTACGATGTTCGATTAATACCAGAAGGAGAGTACATTGATGCTGAAAACATAATAGTATCAAACTCAGAAGGCTCTAGTTTAGGTCTTGTTCAGAAATCAAATGGATTAGATAAGTTAACGAATTTAAGTCTTCCAGTTGACTCTGTAACAATAGGAAGTGTTACAGATGAAGGAAACGAATGTATTTATTGGTTTGTTACTTCAAGCGCTGGTAATTTTATATATGAATATAACATACTAGATAACGAATCTTTATCTATAATCTTATCAGATACGAGAAGCGGTTCGTCTAACGTACTAAACTTTAACTCTAAGTATAAAATAACTGGAGCAAATGTAATATATAATTCTTTCAATAAAGAAAAGTTACTTGTTTGGACTGACGATTTAAACCCTATACGTTGTATAAACGTAAATAGAGCCAAATCATGGTCTGTAAATGCTTTTGAGACTAAAGATATAAGTTTGTATAAAAGAGCTCCATTTAAGGCTCCTAAATGCACGCCAACTCAATTTGGAGACGGTACTGAAAACAATATAAAAGAAAGATTTTTATCTTTTGGATATAGATATAAATACATAGACGGAGAATATAGTGCTACTTCTGCATTTAGTAATCCTCAATTTTACCCATCAGACTTCTCGTTTAATTTTTCTACTCAAGAGAATAATGGGATGGTCAACTCTTTTAATGCTGTTAACATTGGTTTTAATACTGGTGACAAAAACGTAACTGATATACAGTTATTGTTTAAAGAAAGTAATAGTGGAACTATATATGTTATTGAGAATTTTAACAAAGAAAAAGAAAAGTATGGTAATGATGCGGATAAGACTTTTTTATTCTCTAATAATAAGATATACTCTATACTTCCAGAGGATGAGGTAAACAGGTTATATGATAATATACCAGTTGTAGCTAAAGCTCAGGAGTTTATAGGTAATAGACTTATGTTTGGTAATTATACCGAGGGTAGGGATCTTGTAGATATATCTGGCAATAAAATAAAAGTAGACTTTAAAACATCTTTTGTAGCTGAGGATTTAAAGGAGAATCTTTTAAATACTACTGTTTCTAGTGATGTTACAACTAACAATGTTTTAAATATACAATTTACACCATCTGACTTGAAGAAAGGAAAGATTATCTCTATATCATTTAGAGCTAACAGCGACACCCCTTTCTTTGGAAACTACATGTGTGATCTATCTTTTTATTTAGAAAAAACATACGCAACTGCTTTTGAACTTTCTCAATCTAGTGAGTTTACTACTTTTTTAACAACTGTAGCTAGCAACAACTTTAAAAACGCGGATTTAAACAATACTGAGCCAGATAACGATATAGAATCTTATCCTGACAAATACAAACCTTTTGTGTTATTAACAGCTACTTCTAGTGATGTGTTAAGTTTGAAAATACCATACATAAGACATAAGATAGATAGTACTCCTAATGATACAGAAGATTCTTTATTTACTTACCAAAATGAATACTACCATATAAATTCGGATAGTATCAACGTATATTCTTCTGATAATAATGTTTACGCTAGTTGTAAATCAATTAGAAGTTATGAAACTGGTATTGTCTATTTAGATGAAGAAGGAAGATACTCAACCGTACTAACAAGTAGAGATAACAACATATTTATACCGATTAAGAATAGTGTTACTAGTAACAATTTAAAATTAGAGATAAAAAGCAAAGCTCCTGCTTGGGCTAACAGATATAAGATATTTGTAAAGGATAGTAAGCTAGACTACCATACAATATATTCTGTTATTGCATATGAAGAGCAAGGTTTTATTTGGTTAAAATTAGAGGGTCAAGATAAGCAAAAAGTAAAAGAAGGTGATTACTTAATTGTAAAGAAAAATGTAAATGGATTTGCTGATGATATAGTAAAACTACAAGTTTTAGACTATGCTACAAATGTAAAGGACTTTATTAAAGACAATAAGAATCCTGCTGGAGTAGATATAATAGAACCTTCTGGTGTATATATAAAAGTAAAATCTTCATCTGATTTAACAATTGATGGAGCTGAGAAAAACTTTTATGAGTTTAAGAAAGAGTCAATGGACACTGGTGATAACTTCTTTGTTTTTGCTGGTGGTGCTGCTGGATTCTCTGTTAATAAAGGTACGTTAAGCTTTCCTGTTGTAGAAGACATTCCAATACCACCTGGCAGTAGAATAGAGATAGAGATAAAAAACGAGAGAACTGGATTAACTACTGTAGAATTTAAAAAAGAATACATATCTAGTGATAGTTATACTAATTTTCAAAGTTGGTTTCAAACAGAGGGAGATGGATTAGGAGATTTTGACACTTATGAATTCGTAAGAGGTTTCACAAAACCTTACGACACTGGAGGTGGATTGTTTGGTGGATTACCTAGAAGAGGAGAGACTATAACGTTAAACCCTAACGGATACTTATATTTAAAAATAAAGAATGAGCTGAATGGTAATGGACAAAATCGTTCGTTCTTGAATGCAAAAATAACTATAACAACTGGATACAGTTTGTTAATATTTGAAACAGACTCTATTGATAACACATCTGAAGTTTTCTACGAGACTCAAGATACTTATCTAATACAAAATGGATTACACATGTCTAACAAAGACGAGTATCCTACTGATGTTGATCAAACTTCAAATATACCAGCTGTAATTAATCTAAACTGGTTTAACTGCTTTACTCAAGGTAATGGAGCTGAGAGTTATATTATTAAAGATGTATTTAATAAAAACTTTCTATCTACTAATTCAAGACCAAATGCAGTACAATTAGATGGTTATAAACAAGTAAGAAACATAGCTTCTATAACTTACAGTGGACCTTTTGACAAAACAACAAGTTATAACTCGTTAAATGAATTTAACTTATCAAGAGCAAATTATAAAGACTTAGATGATAAGTATGGAAGTATTCAAAAGATACATTCTAGAGATACGGATTTAATTGTTTTCCAAGAAGATAAAGTACACAGAATACTATATAACAAAAATGTTTTATTTGACGCTGTAGGAGGTGGTCAAGTATCTTCTATTGAAGATGTACTTGGTCAAGAAATTCCTTTTGCTGGAGAATGGGGTATTAGTAAAAATCCTGAGAGCTTTTCTTATTACGCAAACTCAATATACTTCACAGATTCAAACAAAGGAGCTGTATTGAGACTTGGAGGTGATGGTTTAGAACCTATATCTAAGTATAAAATGCGTGATTGGTTTAAAGATAACTTAAGAGAGTATAAAAATAACTTTAAGTATGGTGGTTTTGATCCAGTTCATGATAATTATATAATTTCATTAGCTGATGATAAAGTAGATTACCAAGCGCCTCTTGTTTGTGGTCAGGTAATTCAATGGCTAAACATTCCAGCAAATAGTTCTTACACTTATAGTATAGATCTAGGAAACAATATTGGTAATCATGTTGTAAACTACACAGCACAACCTGGTAGTATTTTTGATTTTGAAATGGATACCAATGGAGTTGTAACTACTCTTGATAACGCAACTGGAACTGGAAACTTTACAGTTAGCAAAACAACAACTGTATCTGAAGGAACTTTAACTATATATAATAGAGAAAATACAATGGGCTCATTGTCTCTTAAAAATATATGTGTTACAAATCCTGAATTAGAAGTAATTACATTAGTAGTCGGTGATGATTTAGATGTTGGTAAATCTATGACTAACAAGTACGAGTGGACAAATTCAACCACATCTACTAATGGAAGTTCTTCTTTATTAGATATATTTACTAGTGGAAGTGTAACTAGATTTAACTCAGACACTGGAAATGAAGGAGAGAACGAAATACCGTATAATAATTCTACTATAAAAGTTACTTCTACAAAAGCAACTGGAGAATTTACTTCTTGTAATAGAATAGGATATGTTATCACAGCTAGTGATCTAACTCCTCAACAGATATTAGATTCTGCTACATATCCAGCGATTACAAATTCTGGAGATAATAATTATATTCAGTTTACATTTACAAGAACGGCTGGTCAAAAACTTTACATCGTTTGGGATTATATAGATGTTGAGAATTGTGATATAGATCCAACACCTATAAGTTTGTGTTATAGCGCTACTGATTATGCTTTAGCTTGTGAATGTGATATTGTTCCTGTAAACTGTGTTGTATCTGATTGGTCTCCTTGGTCTGCTTGCGTTAACGGAAGTCAAACTAGAACTAGAACAATTATTACTCCAGCCAGTGGCGGAGGTACTCCGTGTCCAGCTCTAACAGAGACTCAAAGCTGTCAACAACCAGTAAATTGTGTTGTATCAGAATGGTCTGCATGGTCAACATGTGTAGATGGTTCTCAAACTAGAACAAGAACTATAGTTACTCCTGCAAGTGGTGGAGGTACTCCTTGTCCAGTATTAACCGAAACTGAAAACTGTACCGTTCCTGTAGATTGCGTAGTTTCTGCTTGGTCTGATTGGTCTAGTTGTACAAATGGTTCTCAAACAAGAACAAGAACAGTTGTAACACCAGCAAGTGGTGGTGGAGTTGCTTGTCCAGTATTAACAGAGACTCAAGATTGTAGTTCGGGTTGTGTAAACTATACTATATCAACAAGCGCTTCTTACGGAACAACAACAACATATACTGATTGCTACGGTAATCAACAACAAGAAACAATAGGTGGTGTAAATGGAGCTGAATCTACTAGTTTTTGCGCTACAGAGGGAACGGTAAGTACTGGTCCTGAAACAAGTTTATCTTCAAGTGGAAACTGTGGAGAGTCTATTGCTGTAAATTGCGTAGTGTCTGAATGGTCAGCATGGTCTGAATGTGCAAATGGTAATCAAACAAGAACTAGAACAATTATAACTCCCGCATCAAATGGAGGTGTAGCTTGCCCAGTGTTAAGTGAAACTCAACCATGTTCTGGATACGTGACATTAAATTATAATGTTAGTTTCTTCGGAGGTATATATCCAGGTAGTTTTGAAATAAACTCTAACGGAATAAACGTATTCTCAACAACAAATGATGCGACTGGATCTGTTAGTGTATTATCTGGAAGTTTAATATCTTCAACAATATACGCTCCTGTTGGAGACACGTCTAGTGGTCAATTGGTAACACATTACACTAGAGTTATTGCTCAAGATGGTGGAGGTGTTATTGCTGATAGTGGATTACCTACTTCAAATGCATCTTCTACAATTGATTTCTATGCAAACTCTACAATATCAATTCAAGCAGACGCTAGTACAGATAATGGTAGTGGAGGAGAAGTAATTCAATAATAAATAAAAATATATGGCAACAAGTTCATTATACTACATAGATTCCAGCAGTTTTAATACTGCTGTTTCTGTGTATACAGATCAGGCATTAACAGTTAAAGCACCTGATGGATATTATTCATTTAATGGATTATATAGAATACAGCTTTTTGGTAAGCTACAAACAATAGGTAACTGTAGTGGTGGAGAAGTGCCTATAGATTGCGTTGTTTCTGAATGGGGAGAATGGTCTGTTTGTTCTGAAGGATTTAAAACGAGAAGTAGGACTATTATAACACCAGCTTCTGGAGGTGGTGTAGCTTGTCCTGCTCTTACAGAAACGGTTGCTTGTTCTTCTGAAGAAGCTTGTACTAGTTATACACACATAGCAAGTAGAGATTCTTTAATAACATACACAGCGTGTGACGGAACTCCCAAATCAATAAGTACATCTAGATTCAGTAGTTATACTTTCTGTGCGATAACTGGAAGTGTAGATGGTGGAGCTGGTCAATGGTTTAATAACGGATTCTGTAGTTAAAAATATATAATATGTCAAAAACAATAAGTTTCGATGAAAAGAATAATGGATGGACTTCATTCTGGTCTTATAAACCAGAGTGGATGTCTAGACTAGGAAATAACTTCTACTCTTTCAAATGTGGTCAATTATTTAGACACCATTCAGAAACTAGTAATAAGAATTTCTTTTACAATAGCAATGGTGTATTAGTAAACCACGACTCTTATGTAGAGTTTGCTTTTAACCAAGACCCAAGTGATGTTAAACACTTTAAGACAATGTCTTTAGAGTCTAGTGATAGTAATTGGGATATTGAGGTATTAAGTAATTTGGATTCTGGGTATATAGATAATACACACTTTGAAACAAGAGAGGGTGAATACTATGCTTACATAAGAAGAAATGAAGAAGATCTATTAGATTTCTCACATATATCTATTCAAGGTTTAGGTACACCTACATCAAGAAGTGGTAATGTGTTTACATTCTCATCACTACCTTCTTTCTTATCTGAGGAAGATTCTTTATACTTTAAGAAAACCAGTGATGGATCTATTGTAAGAGTAGGTAGGTTAGTATCGTTTAATAGTACGCAATTAACAACTACTACTCCAACTGTTACAGTAGAGAATAATGCGTTTTATTTTATAGCTAAGAATTCAGAAGCTGAGAGTTTTGGTATTAAAGGTTACTTTGCTAAAGTAAAAGTTAAATCAACAGGAGTTGGAACACCACAAGATCTATATTCTGTTAACTCACAAGTATTCAAATCTTACCAATAGGTATTAAATAAATCTTTAATAGGTATTAAAGAAAAGTTTAAAGATAATACTAAATATATATATAAATATATATATAATTAAGTATCTTTGCATAAATTAATATAATGGAATTTAGATATATTGAACAATCAGACTATGAAATGCTAGTTGATTGGTGGAAGTTTTGGAAGTTTCCTGCTCCACCTATCGAAATGCTACCTGATTCTGGTGTGATTGTGAACAAAAACGGTGTAGATATATGTGCTGGTTTTATCTATTTTACAAATAGTAAGACATGTTGGATTGAGTTTATAGTTTCAAATCCAAATGTAAGGCAAAAAGAAGACCGTAGAGAGGCGATAACTAATGTAATAGACGTTTTATGCTCAATAGGTAAAAACAACGGTTATACGATAGCTTATACGTCTTTAAAGAATGAGAATCTACAGAACAAGTATTTGCAATGTGGATTTATAGAGGGAAGTAAAAATTGTAATGAATACATAAAACGATTATAATATGGCAGCAATAACTTCAGCCGCTGTGGCTGTAGCAGGAGGAGCTTATCAAGCTATAAGTTCAGCTAAACAAGCTAGAGACGCTAAAGATGCTTTAGAAAACTTAAAAATACCAGAACCAGTAAATATTGCTGAAGGACTTCAAGTTAGTACTTTAGGTTCTGATTTGCAAAGAGAAGAACTTGGAAGACAGTATTCTTCTGGAGTTGACGCTTTAAGAAGTGGTGGTATTAGAGGAGTTATAGGTGGTCTTGGAAATCTAAGTGCTCAACAGAATTTAGCTAATAGACAGATAGGTGCTGATTTAGATGCTCAACAAAAACAAATAGATCAGATTAGAGCTCAAGACGAGCAAAGAATTCAAGGTGTTAAAGAACAGAGATATCAAAACGATGTCGCTGCTTTGTCATCTCAGTACAATGCTGGTCAACAAGGAATGATGCAAGGTATATCTGGTGCGGCTCAAGGAATTGCTAGTGGAGCTCAGATGATGCAAAGTCAAAGCAACTTTAATAAAATGTTAGATAGTGGAGCGGTTGCAGGAGCGGGAGCTAATGCGCCAGTTATAAGTGGACTTAATGCTGCTGGAATTGTTAAGACAGGATCAAACGCTATACCAATGGCTAGTAATCAATTTTCTGGTTATAATCCCATTCCTCAAATGACTCCAGCTCCAATGGCTACTAATTTTGGTTTTTCTAATTTCCAATTACCATCAATATACACACCAAAAAAATAACTAAATGGCAATAGGTAAAGCAGGTGCATACGCTACGGTTGAAGGTCCTAAAGTTGATTTTGGGGAGATAGCTTTAAACGCACAGAAGATTCAACAAGCTGATCTTGACAGGATGAAAGATATGATTCCTAAGAAAGAGAAGAATGATTTTAAAATAAATAACATAGAAGGCGGTTTTACTAAGACTGGTAACGGTGGTTACGATCAGTCTATGACTAGCTTAGTTAATAAGTTAACCGAAAGAAACTTATTGGTAAATAAAGAGGCTGAGGCTTTAGGAAGATATACTCCTGAATTAGCAGCTGAACAACAAAAGATACAAAATACTTTAAAGGGTTTAGATATCGTAGCTAAAAAATTCACAGAGGATGCTACTGTTTTCGCAAAGGATTCTAAGGATGGTAAATTTTCTAGTATAGATAAAAGTAGATTTGAAATATTTGAAGATATAGCTCAAAAAAGAAATCTAGAAGTTGAAGAGGATGAGGATGGAGATGTTTTATTTAGAGTCAGAGCTACAGATCCTAGTGGGAAATACTTATCAGACACAGAAGGAAATCCTATATACAAGAAATTTAACGATAGAGGTGTAGAAAGAGATTCTATAACTAAGTACGAACTTGAAAATGGATCGTTATTTGGAAATACAATTAAAGAATTAGATAGAACCAAAACTATTGGTGAGATACAAAACAATCTTAAATTAAGAACTGTTACTAAAGATTCCAACGGAACATTAACACAGACTAAAACGTTTCTAACGGATGACGATTATGGTTATGTTGACAATGCTATCAATGGAGTTTTATCTAACTATGACAACCTTTCATCTTATCTTTACTCTTTAGATAGAGAAAAGTATTCTACTCCAAAAACAATAGAGCAATATAAGAAAGATGGTGATCTTGAATTTGCTTCTAAAGAAATGAGAAAAGGAATACTTGCTGGATTAGGATTCCAAGATAAAGAGGATAGAGTAAAACCAGCTGTAACTAATGTAAATGTTGGTGGAGATACTGGTAAAGGATTGTTTATTTTTGAAGCAAATAATAAACCTAGATATGAAGTTGGAAAAGTAGGAGGTAAGAGAACAGGTGGTTATCAAATAGGATTGACTACATTGTCTGGAAAAGCTATGGCTCAAGGTATGGACAGACCTGTAATAATGGGTAAAACAGCCGAAGGAAATAGATATATAGAATTAGCTCTATCTGGTGGTGAAGGAGAATCTGGTAAGACTGGTTCTGGAGTTAGTTCAAGCACTAAGCAATCTTCAAAAGGAGGTGCTAGTGGTAGAATATACTTGACGGGAACAGGAAAAGTAGGAGATCAAGAAGCTGATGTAGCTAGAGCTGAACAATACCTTCAGTATATTAGATATAAAGGAAAACAAGTTGATAGCGTAGAGCAATTGATTAATATAATAGATGGTGCAGGTGGATCAAATAAAACAACCAAATCAGACTTTAATTCTAAATGGGCTAAGTTAAAATCTGGTCAATCGTTGGTTGGTCCAAATGGAGTAACATACACAAAAAAATAATTAGATGGAAGAAGAAAATTTCACACCGCCTTCAGACGCGATATTAGTTGATAAGAAAAAAAGTGGGTTTACCCCACCATCTGATGCTATAGTAAAAAAAAAAGAAGAATCGAAATCTACCTATCGAAAAAATCTTTTGGAATTGGCTTCAAAACCAAAGAAAAAAGATACTTCATCGGCTATAGATCCTCAAAAGAAAACTTCGGTATCGGGATCTTTAGGTGGAGTAACAAAGAGTAGATTTGGTAAAGTAGCTACTTCAAAACCAGCACCTGCTGATATGAAGAGATTTAGTGGTAAATTATCAAATGACGATTTATCTAAAATAAAATCTAGCGGAAAGCAAGAAGCTAATGTAATAAAACAGCCAAGTGAAAATAAAAGAGACGGCTTCTTAGATTACTTAAGCGACACAGCTGAAGTTGGTGTACTTTCTGTTGAAAAGTTTCTTGTAGATACTCCTGAAATGATTTATGATTTAGGTGCTCAAGCTAATATGCTACCTACTAGTCAAATAGATAGAGCTGTTACTGAAGCAACTGGTATTACTCCTTTTAAAAGGATGCAAAAACAATTAGGTTTTGAAAACATACCTTCTAATGTATTAAAAGAAAAGATAGACGGATTGAATCAAAGGATTCAAACAAAAAGTCAAGACTATGGAGGAGATCCATTAACAGCTATACAAAACGGAAGATATTCTGACGCAGCTAAATTAATCGTTGGTTCAACACTTCAATCAGCACCAATGATGGCTATTGCTATAGGAACTGGTGGTGGTTCAGCAGGTTTAGCTTCGATAGGAGTTTTAACAGCAGCTGGTAAGTATAAAGAGAATCAAGAAGAGAAAGATTTGTCTCAAAATCAAAGACTATTAAACGCAGTAGGATCTGGTGTTTTAGAGTCTACTCTTGGTCACTTCTTCTCTGGAGCTTCTGGTGCTGTAGCTAAAAAAATACTACAAGATAAAGGAACCGAAGTAGGTTCTAAAATAATAAGTAATTCATTTAGAAGTTTTGCAGAAAAAAACATATTAAAGAGTCCAGTTGTTGGATTATTTGGTGAGTTTTTTGAAGAGACAGCTGTAGATGCTGGAGAGCAATTAAATGATTTAGCTGTTGGACTTAGAGATAGTTTTGATGGTAAAAGAGCTATCAATGCAGGTATATCGTCACTTGGTATGGGTTCAACGAATACTGTTTCTGTATACGGAGCGAAGGCTTATATGTCCGCAAAGAAATATAGTCAAGTAAAGAAAACAAACAGAGACATAACTAGACTTCAAGATGAAATAAACAAAGAGGGTATTAGTGAAGAAAGCAGAAAGATTTTTCAAATAAAATCTGATGAACTTGTAGCTAACAATAAGAGATTGCTAGGAGAAGAAGTTGAGAAGTTAAAAACATTATCTGCCGAAGATAAAGCATTACTTAATAAAACCAATTCCATTATAGATGATGTAAAGTCCTCTATAGATACTATAAAAGACGATAAAACTTTGTCTCCAGAGGCTAAAAAGATAGCTGTAGCAGAAATATATAAAGATTACGTTGAAGCTGAAAAGACTAAAAAACAAATACTATCTAAATTAGATGGTGTAAAAGTAGAAGGAGACTTTACTGATTTTAACGGTGTACCATTAGACTTTGATATTGAGACTAGTGGTGTTTCATCATTACCAATAAACGATCAAAACAGATTGAATAAAGAGGCTTTAGCTTCTCTAAATGCAGAGCTAAATCCAACTGGTATGGAACAGATTGATATAACTAGCGATATGGTTTCTAAAAGAGCTAGCGAGTTGTATGGTAAAGAAGTAGAATCTGCAAGTGTTGTTAATGAAGAAGTTACACCTGTACAAGAACCTGTTGATAACAGCGTTAAGGTAGAGGAGTTACGTTCTCAAGAACAAACAGAATTAAAAGAAGCATTACCTGATGCAGAAGTAAATGCTGAAGGTAAAGTTGATAAAGAAAAACTATCTACTGAAGACCAAGTTGTTTTTGATGGTATATACAACAAATACGATAAACTTATTTCTCCATTATTAGAAACAACTAATGTTGATGCTAATACAAATGTAGAAACTAATCCTGATTCAGAAGCTGTAGTAACTGAAGATCAACCTGTAGATAATTCAACTCAAACATTAACAGAAGCAGATTTGCCAGGTTATGACAGAATGATGTCAGAGACAGACGGTATTGTTGAGAAGTCTAAAAAGAGACGTGTAAACATGGCTAAAATAGCCGATAACGTAATGAGTTATGTTACTGGTTCAAAAGTTTATGAAAACGCAACAGATGTACAGAGAGAGGCTTTAGTTAGAGATGTACGTAGTAGATTTGGTTTTAAAGAGAAAGCTGCTCCATCTGCTAATAAGATACTTGGAAATATTAAAGATGTTAAGAAAGTAACTTTAAGCGAGAAGACGGCATTAAAGAAACAAATATTAGATAAAGCTAAAGCAGCTAAAGATGCTGTATTAGCTCAGAAAAATATAGCACAACAATTAGCTCAAGACGTAAAAGAAATGGCTGTTTCAGGTGTTATAACAGCTAAGCAAGCTGCTAATGTAGTAACTGCTTTCAGTAAAACTAATGTATTTAACGAAGCTTCTGTAGATAAGTTTACTACTTACGCAACTAAAGTTTTTGAGAATGCTGAATACCAAGATAAGATAGATACTGCTAATACATTAGCGTCTTCTATAAAAGCAAAATTGAAATCTAAAGATGTAGATGCAGAGGTAAAAGACTTAGCTAAAAAATTAGTTTCTCTAAAACCTAGTGATATAGAAGATATTGACGCTTATATAGAAACAGCGAACAATGTAAATGATAATATAAAAGGATCTACAACTAGAGGTGGTAAACTTAACATAGCTTCTGCTATAGACAAAGCTAAGTTATCTGAGTATGTAAATACAGAGATTGACAAGGCTAATGAAATAAAGTCTCAAAAAACTCAAGATTCTTTTTATGAGTTAACTGGATTAGATCCTGACGACTTTACTTATGAAGAGATGCAAGCTGTTATCAATGACCCTAAGGTTAATACTAAAAAAGTAGATAGTTTAAGTGGTAAGATTGATGAATCAGTATCTAAAATGAAAACTCTTCTTGAGTCTTTTGTTAAGAGTGGTCTTGATGTGTTTACTGGAGAAAAGGTAGATATATCTGATTCTGTAAAAAGTAACATAAATCAGATATTAGCTGTTGATCCATCACAAATGACTAATAAAGATAAACTGTCATTTATAGACGCTGTTAATGATATATTAGTTAATGGTGATTCAAATAAGATAGGTTCTATAACAAGAAAGAATGATGTACTTACATCTGTTAAAAAAATGTTATCTGATGGTATAAAGGCTAAAAAAATAAGATTAGCTTTCTCACCAGCTTTCGGTAGACTTTGGTTTACTAGTTTTGCAGATAAGAAACAGATGGTTCAAAACATGTTTGCTGATGATAAAGTAAGACAAAGGTTTTTAGAAGAAGTAGGTGTTTATGATATTCAGAACGGTAACTCTTCTGCAATTAAAAAAACCAATAATTTCTTTGAGTCAACAAACAAGAAGTATAAAGATGTACAAGTTAATGGTGAGAGTATATTCTCTCCAAAAAACAATATCTACGCAAACATATTCGGTATAATGAATATGTCAAATGACCAAAAAGATTTCTCTAAGTTTAAAGGAGTTATAGAGAAGAGTATATCTAATCTAAATAACGGTAACGAAACTAATAAGAAGTTAGCTGAAGAGTATAAAAAAGTATACGATGAGGTGTTAAAGGATTCAAACTCAATAGAGGAATTGACTTCAAAAACAGATAGTAACATTATCGATTTAGTTAACGATGTTGTTTCAGAATACGATTCTCAGTTTGAAGGTAAAAGAAAAGTAGCTTTAGAAGTGTACAATACATCTTTAGATAAAAAGAAAAACTATATACCTCTTGTCTTTAAGAAGATGAATGGTGATGTTGATTTTGAAGATGTAGATGCTTTTGATATAGAGCTTTCTTCAAATGCAGAAAAAGTTTACGATAAGAAATCGGGTACTTTTATGGAGAGAAGTGATTATGAAAGTATAAAAGATAATACATACATATCTTTAGACTTCATGCACGATAATTACTTTAAAATGACTGAGTCCGCAACAGATTCTAATACAGCTTATGGCATACAGAAGCTTAAAACATTTGTTGAGTCTAAGTATCTTAAGGAAATTGTACCAGATGCTAATGATAGAGAGGCTTTTGTTAAATCAATGAAGGACTTTGTTAAAAATGCAAGAAACAGAAAGATTGATTCTTCTCCTGAGTATGTAAGAAGTATGTCTAAAGGTTTAGATAAGTTTAGTAGATATGGTACTATACAAGCCTTAAATAAAGTGGATCAGGTTTTCAGACAGTCATTACCTACTATGGGTACTACATTTTTGAACTCTGGAGGTAGACTAGGTATAAAAGAAGTTTTAGATCCTAGATGGAGAAAACTTATATCAGAATCTGGATTACCAGTTGCTATAAGAGGTATTGACTCAAATGTTTTGGACTTTAACTCACTAAAGGTTGAATTAGAAAAACCAAAGCAAAATGCTGTTGGTAAGGTAGCTGAGAGTGTAGCTGATTTTCAAGATAAGCAAATGAAGTGGTTTTTAGGTAATTCAGATAAGGCTGCTAACTGGGCTTCTTGGATAGCTTATTACAAAAAAGGATTGGCAGATCAAGGGATTAACGGTGTAGATATAGATAGCCATGTGCTAAATAAAAAAGCTGCTAACTATGCTCAAGATATGGTTGATAAGTATCAAGGTACTTCGCTTAGAGCTTTAGACGGAAATGTATTTACAGATAAAAGTTCTGTATCTAAAGTTTTAAGAAATACTGTAATACCTCTTGCTAAGTTCTCTATAAATCAAAAGACAAGACTGTATAATGATATTAGAGTTTTAGCTAAGTCTGATAGTTGGGGTAAGTTTGCTAGTAATCTACCTACAGCTGGTGTGTCTGTAGCTTCTGCTGTTGCTGAGGTATACGTATTTAACTCTGTAAAGAATTTCTTCAAAAGACAACTTGAAGATGCTGTAGATATGTTTATGGGATATGAAGAAGATGAGGAAGAAAAGAAGAAAAGAGATGATAAAGAAATGAAACTAGATGTTTTGAATTACGGATCATCTATATCTCCATTACCAATATCAGATACTTTTATACAATCAGGAATATCTAAGGCTTATGATATATACCAAGATTACGCTGAGGTTCCAGAAGGTGAAAGAGTTGATGTTAGTCCTTACGATTCTAATGGTAACTCTATAGGTATTTATGAAATATCTATTAAAAGAGCTACTGAACAATACGACTATCAAAAGTTAATATACGATGGTAAGTTTGAAGAGAAAGGTCGTAGTTATCAATTATTACCTGAGGATTTAGAAAGTATAAGAAAACTAAGTGTTCCTTACGCAGGTAACTTTGTAAATATGATTCCTGGAGAGATGAATACCATAGTAAAAAGAGCTGTATATATAGCTAAACAAAGAGCTAAAAAGAAATACGCTAAAATAAATGGTATAGAATACAAGGATGTAGATAATCAGTACAAAGAAGGCACTGATGGATACAAAGGAATAAGAAGTAATTATAAGTAATATAAAAACCTCCACTAGGGAGGTTTTTTGTTATAAGCAGTCTAGGAATATAAAAAACATTATTACTAGAGCAGTGAGTACGTATGAGGTTATTTCTATTATGTTTTGCTTAATCATTTAAAAGTTTTTTAACCTCTTCAAAAACAAAGTTACATTGACCTTGATTTCTTGGTGTGAATAATACGTAGTTTAGTTTGTTATCGGCTATCCACTTTTTAAATAGCTTAAACCTCATAGAGAATACATCTGTAGCAAGTCCCTTACATTCTATGATTATCCTTTGGTCTCCATTCTCTACAATAAAGTCTGGAGTGTAGATAATACCAAGATGTTTTTTACCTCCTTTATTAGTTAGTTTATCTTTACTACTAATGGTTTTCTCATAAGAGGCGTTAGGAAACAAGAAAGGGTCGATGATTGTGAACTTCTCCTCCTCATACTTGCATTTAACCCCATTATCATCAAGAAGTTTATACATATATACTTCTAGTCTACTTTGAAATTTCTTTCCTTTATACTCAGTCTTTTGAGCTCTGATTAATGGGGTTCCTTTCTTTCTCATTACAATGTGGTTTTTAGTTTCTCAAGATACAGAATTAAATCCATAGCCTCTTGCTTTGCGTGCTCAATCCAGTCAAGCTTACTTAAGTCATTTCTGTCTAGTGTAGTACCGTATTTTTTAATACCAACTAAAGATCTATCTCTGAATTGATCAACAATAGATTCAACTATAGAGTCTGGCTTTACTTCTTGAGCTCCTACAACCTCTATGTTTTCAACAACCATTGCGCCAAGTAGCTTCTCAATTGTTATCTCTCCACCATAAGTTTCACATACGTTACCCCAGAATTCACTTCCTTCTTTTGTTTTACCCCAATCAAAAGCAGCAGCTAAAGTATAGTCGTAGTCAACGCTTTCTCGTTGTTCAAACATTCTTTTACAAGCTTTCTCTCTTAACTTCTTCGGTAAGTCTTTGATTTTTACAAACATTTTTAATTTAATTTAGATTAATAATAGTGATTGAGACAGGACTCGAACCTGTATGTTAGATTGTAGCTAACTCCTAATGAACTTATCTTATTAGCGTCTACCACGTCAGGGACATCCCTAACCTTCCGCCACTCAATCTTTTTATCTGTCTCTCCAGATTGTCACCTATGTTGTTATTTACCTACTTTATGAACAAACCCGATTACGACTAGGTAGTGAAACGACCATAACAACGACCTACATTACAAGGTTTATAAGGATTCTTATTTCATAATCAGTTTATGTGGACCAGATAGGACTCGAACCTATGACCTTCTCGTTATGAGCGAGCTGCGCTAACCAACTGCGCTACAAGTCCATTACTAGTCTTTCCTAGTAGTCATTTAGGCAGCACCGTCCTAAAACGCACTTTAGACGAATAGGTCTAGGTTTTTTGAATTCGCAGAGATGTGTTTCAACCTTAAAACTCCGTAGTGCTTATCGTTGCAAATATATTGTATTAAATTAGTTTATCAAAGATTAAAACCTTTTTTTCTCTAACCTCTTCGATATTCTCCATAAACTTTCTTATGTAGTCAGCTAAAAGTATAGCATCATTCTCACCTAGAGAAGCTATATCTACAATCATTTGGTTTTTGAAGTTTAAAGAGTTTGTAAGCATCTCAGGATCTTCATTATATACTCTATGATAGTTTTGCATTATATCTTTCTCTAATGCATCTTTAAACATATTAGCAGTATTCTTTGCTCTTCCTTTTAGTTTGTATTCATCCATTAACTCTAAAGCCAATTGAAGTGTAACTAATAATTCAATTCCGTTCTTTACATTACTCATAATAACTCTCTCTAATTATTTCTTCGTTAAACTCTTCATCAAGTGTCGTAAGCATACCGTCATTAAAGACTAAGTATTCCTTGTTTTCTGATTCTTTTACAACTTTCTCGTACTCATCTTCAATTGATGTAGCAAAGAAAATAGATAAACCATCTTTGTTGTCTATCTTTTTTATATCAAGCAACATATCTAAATACAGATCAGTATTAATGCCTATTATAATATCAGAGAATTTAGTTGGGTCATTATATCTAAAAACCTCAGCTCTTACAGCCGTTATATTTTTTAGTTGCTTAACAACTGGCTTTGAGAAGTCTGCGTTTATAACAAGGTTCTCAATCTTGTTTGGTCTATCCTTTTGTAAAATCATCTTTGTACTTTGTTTTATTTATTATCTCATTTATTAATTCTATATACTCTCTATCTGTAAGCGTCATATACTTACCGTTCTTATCAAACACTTGAAGATTATAAACAGAAATGTTTATTTTTTTATTATCAAAACAAGTGTATAGGGTAAAGTCTACAGTGTAGTCGTCATCAAGCACCACGTTGTAATATTCTTTTCTTTTACCATTCTTAGTAAACTCTACCTCTATACTTTGTTTTATATGCATTCTATTTGTCTTTTACAAATTGTCCGTCAACCATTTTACCAGTTCTCTTAGCTATCACATTATATGCTGAATTCAAGCAGTTAAGTAAAGGAACTCCTTGCATTTTAGCCTGAATGATAATAGTTACTAAGATATCTCCAAGAGCATCTACGATTTCATACCCATCTTCTTTATCAATAGCGTCTATTAGTTCGTTACACTCTTCTAAAGTTTTAAGTGCTTGAGCTGTAGGAGTTGCTTTCTCAAGGATTCCCTTGTCTTTTGCCCACTCTAATACCATAAACTCAAGTTCATCGTAGTTATAAACATTAGTGTCATCCATGTAAGGAGCTACTAGATTATAATCTCTTCTGAAATCTTTATCGTACTTAAGAGAACTATCAAAGTTTTTTACTAAGTACACAGCACCTGAGTGGTCTTTCTTTCCAACGTAATCAACCATTGATTGATATGTTACTTTTGGTATTAACTTCTTACAGAAGTAATAGAAAAGAGACTTAGCTCTTACGTTCTTAGCCTCTCTGTTTTGATCCTTTAAAGGAACTCCTAATCTCTCCTCTATAATACTAGCTATACTGTCTAACGTGTACATACTTCTCTCCTTTTAAAATTGCTATTTGTGTTTGTAACTCTCTCTTATCATCAACCAATGACTCATCATTGCTACCTCTCTTTAGTAGGTATCCTAGTTTAGCATCTATAACTGCTAACTCTTCTTCTAAGTGACTTATAGCTTCTTGCATATTAAAGCGTTGTGAATTTATTGTTAATTATATGAACGTGGTGTCCTTTACCATTAGGATATATAACGAAGTTTGAGTTCATCCAAGAACTTGCTCCTTTGTTATACCCTACTCTTAAGTGTGTCAATGTACCAACAGAGCAGTGTCCATCTTCACGGCAAGGTGTATGTGTATGTCCTGTTACATTCTTAGTGTTTAGGTTTTTGAATTGGATAACGCCTCCTCTACTTCCATTACTACCAATATGTCCATGCATACCACATTCCCACTCTTTGATTCTGTAGCTTTCGTCAATACCAAGACAAACAACGTTATCGTTCTTAGTAACACTTAAGAACTTAGGGATAATTCCTTTACCATCAGTATCTTCTGCTAATAAGTTAGCTAGCTTTAAGTACTCGTTTTTGTTATTGGTCTTTCTCCAATCAACATCGTTAAGCCATCTATCTAAGAACTCATCGTGATTACTTCTAACCATAACGAAGTTGTATTCGCTATTAGTATCAAAGAATTGTAACATATCAGAAAGCTCTGCGAACAGAGAATCTGTTTTGTCTTGCTCTCTCTTAAGTAATTGAAATGGTTGATTTCTTTCGTGATGTGATATTGAGTGACCATTGAATACATCATGAAGAACTATATCATTACACTTTAAGTAGTTAGATAACTCAAAAGAAGTATTCATTATATCTTCATTTGTTTCTCCTAAGTGTAAATCTCCAAAGACAATAGCTTCTGCACCACTGTGTAGCATTACCTCTCCATCTGATATGAAGTATTTCAAATCATAAAAAGAACCATCATCTTCACATTGTACTTGTCTGATGTGAAAGTTATCTCCGTCAATCTCTACGATTACAAATCCTAGTGTATGATGAAACTCTCCTTTCTTACCTGACTTAGTATCAGTGTAATTCTCTACAGAAACACTACCAGTAGATAACAATAACTTATGTGGATAACCATCAAGTATTGGTAACGACTTTAAATGAACTCTAGGATGTCCTACTATACAACTCTCAAGACCAGTCATACCATTCAATCCTGATAATGGAGTTGATGCGGTAGGTTGTATCTTAACGTCTGATAACAAACATAGATTTTCGTGTATCTTGTGTCTATTAGCATCTAAGTAAGGTACTACTCTAGGATGCCACGAATTGGTTAGATTCTTTTCTTTTGCTTTGGTATTTTTATTAGATTGAATTGATGTTGGATTTTTATACCTACCAGCAATAATATGTATTGAAGCATCTATGTGTTCAGCATACTTCTCAATATTAGTTAAGAATTCTTCGTGGATTTCTGTTTCAGACTGACACCAAGAGAAGATGAATCTCTTTTTAGTTTTGTCTATCTCTTTATTCTTTGCCTCTTTAAAAACATCAGTTTCTTCGATGTCTTCACTTGAAGCATTGTTTGTCAAGCCAATTGTCTTCATGTACCTTGACATTGTTCTTCTCATTGTATCGTTAAACTCTACATTCAATTCCTTACAAGCTTTTCTAGCGGCTTCAGTTATTGATATGTCTGAAGAACTGTATATGAATGCAGCTCTTTCCTTAACTAATGAGACGATTCTTTTTCTCTCTTCTTTTTTCTTACTCATTTTCTAGGTCATTAATGATTGAATTTAAAATAGTTATTAATTTACTTATTGAGTCCTTGAACTCATCGTTACCCTCAAAGTACGACTCATAAATATCATCAGAAGAATTGTTAATCTCCTTCATAGTGAAGTTTATGTAACCTAATTTTTTAGCATCCATAGTGTTATGTTATTTTTAATTCGTCAAAAATATAAAATAAAGTTATAAATAACACTATGTTCTATCAATTATTTTTATCGTAATACAATTTATACATCTCAAATACCTTTTTCCAAGCATCAATCTCTGAGAACACCTCTCTGTTATCAGGTATGTCTTTCTTCTCAACATCTTTTCTTAAGAAAGTTGGTTTTTTATAGTTATCAAGACGATGCTTTTCTACCCAATACATACTTGGACGATCTGGTATAGGGTGTATACATATAGCTACACCCTCGTTAATAGCGTATCTAGCATAACCTAACTCGAGAATACTTGGGTTGTATATTTTCTTAATCTTTGCCATATGTTGGTATTTTTTTCTATTACGTTTCCATTACTTGTTAGTTTTCCAAACTTACCATCTGTAACTACAGAACCGTTGCTATATAGAGTTTCTCCAACACTAAACTTTAATACACCTGCATTGATTATATCTTCTGTGTTATGTATGTGTCCGAACAAAGATAATCCTGGACTAATTTCACGTATTCTATTGAATAAAGATCTATCTCCACAGTGCTCCATTTTACCATCTCTATCATATGATTTGTCAAGAGCTCCCTTAGGTGGTCCGTGTGTCACAACTATGTCGCAATCTTCATTCATAGCTTTTCTCCAAAATCTCTCTAGCTTAACTCTATCTTTCATGAAAGCCCAATTACCAAAGTTAGGAGTGTGTGGCGAACCGAATATCTTAAGACCACATAGTGTAGCGTACTCATTCTCTAAATATGTAATACCTGCATTAGAGAAGTCTGTCTTAGTAACTAATCCTCTCTCTATACTAGTGTCATGATTACCAGCTACGTACACTTTGTTTTTTATAGGTATGTCTTTATACCAATCTATAAATTTTCTAACCTCTGTCTCATTAAGGTAAGGGTCTCTTGAGTTACTACAATCACCTGAGTGTATAACCAAGTCTATTCCATTAGGAATATCTAATAGCTTATGGAAGCCATGCGTGTCGCTTATGTGCCATATTTTTATCATAATTTTTTATTTAAAAATTTAGTTATAAAATCTGTGTTTATCTTTATTTCTGGAAGATTAATTTTAAAAAACTCCATTAATCTAGATACTAAAAACAAAATACTTATTGGGAAAAGAAATGTAGCTAATAAGCATTCTTCTAAAAAAAACTTCATAGTATGATGATACCTCTTTGCGTCAAAATAACAAACTGTAATGGCAACTACAGTAATCGCTAAATATAATAATATCCAAATCATAATTACTCCATGTATTTTTGTTCAACTTCAACTTCGTATCCAAGTTCTTTCAATACTGCTCGTAATGCTATCTCAACATCGCCACCTACATAGTTGTTATTCCATTGCTCAGGGTTAGGATGTTCTAATAGTTTATCATTTAGATATAGTTTAGTACCGTAGTCTGTACAACAACCATCACCGCAAGTGTAGTCCCAATCTTCTAATGTTATCTTTAGTTTACTCATAATCCTTTTTCTTTTTTAAATATTTCTAATAGTTCTTTTGTGGTGAATTTTTCATTGTCATCCCAATCCATTGAAGCTGACCAATTACTATTACCTTTTCCATTTTTAAAATAGTTGTCATCACACCACTCTGCAAACTCAATAGCGTGCTCATCTGCTATTTGTTCACATCTATTAGCAACATTTTCTGTACGTTCATCATTAAACCCACACACTATCTCTTTGTATTGTTCTTTGATTGGTTTCATAATCTTTTTGGTTTTTGTGTATTCTTTAATTTTTGCCATATTTTTTTCTTCTTATTCCATTTTACATACTCAACTTCTGATTGATTTAGTTTTGTTGGACCTGTAAAATAAATTATTGGAGGATTAATAATTGTTTCTATCATAACATTTAAAATGGTATATCATCGAAAGCATCCGATGGTTGAACAAATATCTCTACTTTATCTTTATATATTGGTGTTACGTCATCATTATACTCTCCAATAATGTATGGTAATCCATCATCATTAACAGAGTAATCAAAGTCTGCTATAGGAAACCCTCTTGTGTGTGTAAAATGTGCAGTGATGTGAGTATCGTTGTTAACAACAGAACAAACTGTCTCCGCTTTCTTTAACACAGAACTACCAATGTGACCTACAGCCTTAGCACTACCATAATTAGAGTGAAGAATAGTCGTTAAGTGAAATTGTTTATCGTCTGTCCACTTCATAATCTTCTGAATAGCGTTTTGGCTTTCCTTTAAATCATTAAAGTCGTCAACTAAATCTGCTAATCCATCAATACCAATCAATCCGATATTATCTTTCATATCACTCTCGTATATTAACCACTCTATAAACTCTAGTCTTTGCTTTGGTTCGTATGGTCTCAATGCAAATGGTCTATAGAAATCACAAGATTCCATTCCAGTCATACGTAAAACTCTTTTAAAGACGTTTTGAGCGTGGAAAGCTGACTGCTCAGTATCAATATCTATAACAAAACAATCTCTGTCTCTATGACTCTTAATTGAGTTAGCATACTGATTGGCTTTACCACCTATATACGACGCCATAATCATAGACTTTAAGAAAGTCTTTTTAGATTTTGAAGCACCAACTATACAAGAGAAGTTACCATATGTTCCAAAAGGAATAGGAAATTCTCTAGTACCTAGACTATGCTTACCCATACTTATAGCTACTGGTGGGTATTCTATCTTCTTTCTTACATCAACAAAAGAGCTATCATAGATATTCTGAAAGTTTATATTTACTTTTTTATCTACTTGAACTGATGCAGGGGCATAGTCATCAAACTTAACGTCTTCACTAAATATTTTAGTGTTGAATAAATGTGATTTTCTATACGCACTCTCCACGCAGTTTCGTATCTCTTCTTCATCGAATCCATGATGAGCGAATTGCATCATAAATCCTTTGGCTTCTAACTCACTAATACCAAATTCATTGAATGCCATAGATAGGATGTAAACATTTCTGTTTCTCTCTCCTTCTACCATTCCATACCTTTCGCTCCACCACTTCATCAGTCCAGATATAATCTTTTGATTATCTTGAACCTCTACCTTGAATTCTTTCTTTACAATCTCTTTAGGTTTTACCTTATCAACAAACGTCTCACTATCTCTGTTGATGAAGATGTCCTTATCAGAACTCATGTAGCATATTCTACTTTCATTTACACAGCTCTCATCAAAGTATTTAGAGTCATAGTATTCTTTCAACGCTAAGAAGTGTGCTCTGTGGTCTTTGATTATGCTTGGTATCTTAACGATTAACTTAAGACCGTCTCCAGATGGTGAGATAAATACCGAGTAAGTAAAAACATTACTCACAAGGAAATCTCTATAATCGTTTAAT